TCGATGATGCCCGCGCGGCGGGCTCGCAGGGCCGTGATACGGTCCATGGTCAGCTCCTGTCTGCGGCTCGCCGCCGCGTTTCAAGTTCGGCGGCCGCAAGCGCACGGCGACCACCTGTATTGCTCCGGGTGCGCCCGGAAACCTGTGAGAGCACGCCCTCCAGCGTGCCGATGCGGTCAGCCATGCCGACCCTGACGGCCCGCTCCGCCGCCAGCATTCCGCCCTGTCCGAAATCGCTGCTGATCGTCTCAAGGCTGACCCGTCGCCCCCTGGCGACGTCCGCGAAGAACACCGCCTCGGCCGCGTCCACATCGGCCTGCAAGGCGGCGCGCCCCTCTTCGGTGCTCGGGTCCGCACGCTTCAGCGGGGCACCGCTGCTGACGATTTCATAGGCCCGACGCCCATCCTGACCGACCGCCTCCTGCCGGGTGACCGTCGCCACCACGCCCAGCGATCCGGCATAGGCGGATCTGTCCATGACGATCTCGCGCGCCTGACTGGAAAGCCAATATGCGGCACTGGCGCACATGCCGGTGACAAAGGCAGTCACCGGCTTGCGAGAGGCCGCAATCTCGTCTGCCGCCTCCCCGAGGCCGGACACCACCCCGCCAGGGCTGTCCACCAGCATAACAATGCGGTCGATCTGTTCGCTGGCATTTGCCACGCGCAGATCGCGCATCATGGTCGACAACGAAGTGCCATCACTGCTTGCGCTGATCATGCTGGACCGCGGAAAGATCGGCCCCAGCATCGGAATGATGGCAGCGCCGTCACGCTGCGTCGCACTGGTGGCCCCGTCCAGCGGCATCCCCACAGCGGCCAGCGCGGACCAGCTCGCACCGATAGTCCGATGGTGACTGTCACCGGCGATCCGGGCCAGCACATCGGCATCCAGCGCACGGGCGGCAACGGCCTCGATTGCCTCAAGATATTCGGGCATGATTGCCCATGGTTGCGCGCGGATCGCCGCGATGATCGCGGTCAGGTCATTGTGCATTGCTGTTCCCCTGGTTTCCGCCGCCCGGTGCAGCGCTGACCGGCTGACCTGCCAGCCCCATGTTCGAAGGCCGCCAGTATTCCGACCCGGCGTCGCCGCTGATGTTGTTCAGATTCTCGCGGCTGCGCAGCTCATTGGCATTGGCCAGCCCCATCTGGCGCTGCAGCCAGTAAGCCTCCATCCGGCTCTTGAGGTCACCGCGCACCAGCGCGTCGGTGATATGCTCGAAGTAAAGCCCGGCGCCGCCGAACTGCCGCGTTGCCGCGCCTGCGACCCGCGCAAAATGCGGGCCGAGGTGATAGGTGACAAACTCAAGGCTCTGTTGCTCGATATTCGAGAACGTCGCCTTGGACAGGTCGAAGATCAGATGCGGCGGCACGCCCCAGATGCGCGCCAGATCAACCACCTGAAACTGCCGCGTCTCGATGAACTGATCATCTTTCAGATTGTGCGACAGGAAAGCCGCCTTCAGATCCTGATCGAGCACGGCGACAGCATCGCCGTCCGACCCGGAATAGAGCGACGTCCAGTCCTGCCGGATGCGCTTCTTGTCATCCGGGCCAACCTTTTGCTCTGTCGTAAGCACCGTCGAAGGACGCCCGCCCTTCTGCCAGAACCTGTTGGCATGATCTCCTGTCGCGATGGCCCCGCCCAGGGCGTCGCGGGCGAACTGGACAGGGTTCAAACCGACCAGCCCATCCCGCGACATTCCGCGGATATGCCAGATATCACGGGCCGCGAAGCGCTCGCGAGACCCGTCCGGAAGGCTCGCGTCATAGAACAGCACCTGCCCTTCGGCCCGGTCGAAATACTCGGCCACGATCACGCTTCCCGGTTTCAGCCGGGTCAGCGCAATGGGATCACCGCGAAAGCTTCGTGACACATAGGCATAGAAATTCCCGGCCATCAGAAGGTCGGACATGACCATTTCCCACAGGTCGAACGGCGACTGAAAGCTGTTCGGGCGCTGCGCCAACAGCACGCCGGCGGGGTGGTCATCCATCCGGTCCCGCCCGCCTTCGGTCTTGCGATAGAGATGCAGCGGCGCCATGGCAAAGACGCCGCTGATGATCCGAAGCGCCTGAAGGGTGGCGGGCAGCGAAAGCGCGGTGGCCTCGGTCACGCGAACACCGGATTTCGAAACGCCACCGATGGGCGTAAAGCCACGCCACTGGGATTCGGAATTGACCTTCGCGGGCTCTGCCGCGACGACGGGCGGTTCAACCCGCACAGCATCTGTCGCCCGGGCCGAAGCACCGGGGCGCAGGAAACCCAGAAGTCCCATCGTCACATCCCTGTATATTCGAACGCGCCGGGTCCGGCCGCTACCGGATCGCGCAGCATCAGCATGAAGGCGTTGAAAGTTGCCATCAGCGGGTCGATCTTGGCTTTGCCCGCCACCTCCTTGGTGATGCGGACAGCAGATCCTTTGATTTCCGGCTTGGCGTTGCCAACCGTCCAGCTCATGAGCGGCTGCCCGCAGTGCCGGAACGTGCCCTGTTTCAGCATCCGTTCCATGCCCCAGATCGCTGGAGACAGGCGCCAGTCCTGCCCCACAACAACCAGCTGCTTATAGGTGATGCCCTTGCCGAACATCTGAAACTGGATCGCGGCCGAATTCGTGGTATCGACACCGACCGCGCCCTGTTCCGGCAGCAACCCGGCCGCCAGGAGCCGGGCCGCTGTTTCCGCTACGCCGCGCACATCGCCGCTCGTATCCTCATCCTTCAACTGGATCAGGTCACCATGCTCGGCGAAGTTCAGCAGTCGCGGCGCGATCTCCTTGCGTTCCTCAAAGACCTCGGGATGAGCAAAGGCCCTTGCCCAATGCAGCCAGCGCCCGGTTTCCCGGCACCTACCGATCACGGCTTCTGCGAACAGATCGTCGAGCCCGCCACCATCAATCCCCTGCACCGCGACTTCGCTGCGTTCGATCAGCTCATCAAGCGACAGGCCGGCTTCAACACAGTCATCCCAGTACTGCGCACCCAGCCATCCGGCAGACAGACCAACACCGATTTCGATATTCAGATGCTGGCTGGCCCATATCTGTTCGGTGTGTTTCGTCACCCGGCCATTGTTTTCGTAATCATCGACAAGCGCCTGTTCGTCGATAGACAGACCGAGGTTCGGCAACACCAGATGCCAGTTCGTGCGGGCCCGCCAGAAGTCCTGCGACCTCTGAAGCTCTGCCGGAAACTCGTAAAGGACCGGCAGCATGATCGGGTTCGACCCGCCGCGCCCGTCGCGGATTGCCCTCGCCTTGTCCAGTTCGATCTTCCAGATACCAGCCGGGGATTCGTCCGACTGGGTGGTGATCATCAGCACCCGCCCGCGCTGCTTGGTGATACCGCCGCCCCGGATCTGCTGCATCACCGCCGCCGCGCGGGCCTTCTTGCCCAGCTCGTGCAGTTCGTCGATGATCGTGAGGACCGGGATTTCGCCCGTGACAATCGACGTGTCGAAAGTCTTGACCTCCAGCTTCGTTCCGGTCTGGCGCCGCGTCACCGTCTTCAGGTGATCCTGCACCAGGAAGATGCTGTCCAGAATCGGATCGAGCCGGATCATGCCCTGTGCCTGATCGAAGCACCGTTCCGAAATGTTCTGCGATGGACCGACCAGCAGCATTTGCCGGTTTGGCGCATCCTCCATGTAGAGCGCGGTCAGAGCCAGCGCCGCCACATAGGTAGACTTCGAGTTCTTCTTGGGAACCATGCAAAGCAGTTCCCAGACGACAGGCTGATAGGTCTCGGAATCTTCGCTGGCGAGGAACGCCACCAGCACATCCTTGAACCACTCGCCACAGGCGACTGACATCGGCGGGTTGCCGGGTATGTCCGGCAGCCTCATCCGGTTGAAAAACGCCAATGCCTTGGCGGCCTTCTCTTCATTGATCGGGACATCCGCCATCGGCGGAAGCCCCTGACACAGCCGCTCCCACCAGTCCGGGCAGGCGAAACGCGGCAGCTCCAGGTTACTGTCGTGGTGACCCACGGGACGCCTCAAGCTCAAGCGCGGCCTGCAATGCCGCTTCGGCATCTGCCGCCTTCACCTTGTCCATCGCCTTCTTGCCCTGCCGGTCTGCGGACTGCGCTGGCGATGTGATCTTCTTGGCCTGCCGCTCAGCCTGCATCCGGTCATTCCGGTCCATCAACTGTTGCAGCACCCGCATGGCACCCACGTTCCCGCTGAAGGCTGCCTGGGCCGCGACCAGCAGTTGCTTGGCGTTCAGCTGGTCACGCGCAAAGTCCCGCGATGCCAGCTCGGCTCTAAAATACCGCTTCAGCGTCGGGATGCTGATGCTTTGCCCGGTGCGCGGATCGAGGACAGTCCCGGCGATCCGTTCGTTTGACCAGCCAGCCGCAAGCAAGATACTGACTTTAAATGAGTTTTCCTCTGTCCACTCAAACGGTGGGCGGCCACGCTTACGCTTGACACGATAGACCGGATCGCCCCAGAGCGTGTAGCCGATCAGGTCATCCCCGTTTTTCACGTCGCCCAAGAAAAAAATCTCCAGATGAGGGAACGCACCGGTCTGGCGTCGCGACGGCCCCAGGGATCAGACCCCCCCTCCCCGCCCGGCTGCCCCGGCCTCGGCCCGTTGCTTCGCCCCGTCGTGACACCGCTTGCAGAGGCATTGCAGGTTGCCCGCATCCCAGAACAGGTCCGGGTCGCCCCGGTGCGGGACCTTGTGGTCAGCAACCAGCAGCGACGTGTCGGAACCCTTGACCACGCCGCACATGGCGCAGGTGAACAGATCCCGCACCAGCACATCCCAGCGCAGCCGCTGCCAACGTGCGGTCTTGTACCACGCCCGCCAAGCGAGCCGCGCATCCCTGTCCCGCGAGGCCTGCGCCGCCGACCGCGCGAGATAGCCGACCATCGGCGGCAGCCTGTGCGTACCGTCGCGCAGCATCTTCAGCCGTGCCATTGCTCACCGATGTCAGGATGGAAAAGGTAAAGCCCGCGAGGTCTGTGACCTGCGGGCGCACCTGTGGATGATGGCAAAGAACATACACGCGGCGGACCTAAGCGTCAATCCCCTTTATCACGGTATCCCTGCATACGGTCCAGAGCGGCCCTGAGACCAGCCCTGAGCGTCGCCCGCGTCTGCCCCTTCACGGCCCAGCGGTAGCGTGCCAGCACGGCGCTCAGGTCCAAACCCTCGATCACCACGGCATCCAGAGCCGCAAGGGCCGTAACCTTGCGCCGTGCATTGCCGCGATCCATCTGCCGGCGGATATCGAGGATCACCACATCACCGACGCGGTGGCGCAGATCGGCCAGCCAGTCACCCTGCCCGATGAACGTGTCAATGAACAGGCCACCCTGCCCACCACCTCGACCAGCCTCAAGCGAGGCGCATTTCATGGCCGATCCGTTGCGCCACTCGACCAGCGCCCGATAGTCCCGCGCCACCGCGATCTGCCCCGGAGTGAATGGGGCGACGAAGGCAGCGGGGTCCAGACCCTTGTCGAGGTGCCGCTGGGCCGCCTGCGCCACCATGACCTCAAGCTGGCACATGTCCCGCCAGTGGCTGCCATCCCGTCGCCGCGTGCCACCGCGCTCGACGATCCAGTTTTCGACCAACTGCATCGGCTCACGCGCCGCTGCCATCGGGGCACCCGTGCGCGCGGCAAAGGCCCGTGCGGCCTCGACCCGCCGAAGCACATCAGCCTCATCCCAAAGATGCGGCGCGATCTGCTGTGAGGTCAGCCCCGACCCGGCTTCGACCAGACGGTCAATCCGGTCGCGCACATGGTCAAATCCATTTGACCGCATGATCACGCCGCACCCCGTTTGCTCTGCCCCGCCTCGACCAGCGCCATGGCATCGGCCTTGTCGCGCAGATACGCCGCTTCCCACCGCAGCTCGGCATCGGTCAGGCTGGCCCCGCGATCCCGCTTGTCCGCCAGGATGCGCAGACCACGCGCGTTATCCTCGGCCTCCTGTGTGATGCCCCGCTGTTCATATTCAAACGGCGGGCGCGGATACTTGCGCAGGAACCGATAGACCTCGACCAGATCCCCGCGCCCCAGCGCCTTCGGTCCTTCGACCGAGCCGAGCCAGCTGACCAGCGCCCGGTTATGCGCCAGCGGACGCGGCTGCCAGACCTGAGCCCGGTGCATGATCAGCACTTCGGACGGCCAGTCAGCCTTGCCGCCCGACAGGTCAATCAGTTCGTCCGCCAGCGCATCCAGCTTGTCCGGGTCCATGTAGGACAGTTTTTCCGCGATCACCGTCATCCGCGCCTCATGCGCTTCCAGCGTCACGCCGCGCTTGCGTACAAAACCGGCCTGTTCCAGCCGGGCAATCAGATGCTCCCGCACAGCCCTGCGGCCATGGCCTTCCTCGGTCTCTGCGCCTTCGGTCATCGCATCTTCCATTTTCTCAGCCTCTGCACCATCTGCCATCCCGCGCTTTGCCCCGCGTTCCGGGAAGGAATGTTCTGTCAGGTCCTGTCCTGTCATTCTTTGTCCTGTCCTGTAGGGCAATTTCAGCGAAACCCCTGAAAAAAGAGCGAAATCGCCCTGAAACCTTTCACCGTGTTACTGAAACCATTTCAGCGATTTCAGCGTGTTTCATCGTCGCCGCCGAGGTTGACCACACGCGGCACGCCCGCCACCGCATCCGCCGCGACGCGCACATTGTCCTCGTTGACGAACAGCCCATGCTCATCCAGCCACCGCGTGATTGCCTCGACCGCATGGGAGGAATTGGCGATCCGCGTCATGCCCGCGATGCCCTTGAGCTTCGATTTCACCCGACTGCGCATGACGGCCAGGCGGCTTTCCTCGCGACTGCGCGCGCGGCCTTTCTTGCGCTTCACCGCCCGTTCCGCGATTTCTGCGATGAAGGGATGCCCCAGCCGGTCAGACCGCATCTGGCCGCCCGTCTCGACATGGCATTGCCGCCAGCCGTGCAGCACGCCCTCGCGCACCGCCCGCCAGCCCTCGACATCCGCGCCGAACCGGGCCAGCTGCGCCAGTTCCACATCATCATCGGGCAGCGTGCCCGCCGGGTCCTGCCGGTAGCACTCCGACCAAAGGATCAGCGCGGTCCCGATGTCGGCCCGGCGATCCTCGCGCAGCGCATAGGCCAGAAAGCGCGAGGTCAGCAGCTTGTGGATATGCAACTCCACCCATTCATGCGAGGCCAGCGTATCGCCCTCGCGCAGCGGATATTGCCAGAAATC